ATATTAGGAGTAAAAGTTTCTGTCTGTGCTCTAGTAAGACTTAAGCTAAACGATCCATTAGTAGGGGTTGGTATAGATACTGAGAAGTCAGCGTACTTAGTAGAACGTGACTCATCCCATACTTGGCTGGCAATACTAAAACCAGTAAGATTTACTGGATTGTCATTACCATCTGTAAGAGTAATACTCTCATCATGGTCTGCCCTTCTTTGAACAGTAAAGTTATATTCGCCAGCTATTATTGCCATTAGCTATAAGGTGATGTGCCTAGTATATCAGTTTTCCATTGTGCTTTAAGTGCATCAGCATCACTGGCAGCAGCTATACCAGAATCAGCAGGTGCATCTCTAAGTGCCTGTTTCTTGGCAACAATGTCTGTTGTTGAAGCACCAGTTTCTAATGCTTTTTGAAATTCAATATCAAGCTCCTGTAATTTAGGAGTTCTTGCTTCTCTTATATTTGTTTTATGAATTTCTCTGGCTTTCGCCATGTCTACGCCAAATCCCATAATTTACTCCGTATAAGTCCAAGCATTTCTGAAACTCCTATCTGTAGGAATTGCAGACTTATCAACAGTATAAACTGTCTTACCACTTGGGCAATCTTTAGCTTTTATTTGATCTAATGTTAAATCACAATTATCTGCTGGAATGACAATAGAAATACCACCCTCATCATTCTCATAGATAAATCTTTTGTCTGAATTAGCCATAAGGTTTTTCTTTTATTATATATCAATCTCCATACACCACAATATGAAGAAACTCAACTAAATCACTTCTTGATATTGTTGAACTAAAACCAGAATTGGTTTGAAAAACACCCATGCCAAAACCATTAACTGTTTGTGTATGAACACCTCCCCAGTTACAAACATCAGTACCTGAATCTTGCCCTCTACTTGCAGAGTTTACAACAAGGTAATTTGCACTTGATAAAGCATTTGCAAAGTTAATTACGAAATCACCTGTTCCATTATCAGTAAAACTAGACACATTAAAAGAATCTCTGATAGATTCAGCTGGTTCAGCGTTCATGTTTACCCAAGCCTTTGCCCTGCCCTGTGCAATCTCCTCTGGTGTTGAACTGTGAGCAGCAGAGGTGTTTTGTATTGTGTTGACTTTAAGTGTTGACATTTTAAGAAGTTACGATGACACTATTTATACTATTATCAGCCCTAAGATTTGAATTGTAAGTTACAAAAGCTTCTAATCTTATAGTTGTGGAATTAATAAAATTTACATAACCAACTGTATGCTCACTATTAACACTACCGTTTATGGAATAACATACAGCACCATGACTTGTAACAGTTCCACCGCTATCTCTTAACGCATTTGCAAAATTTACATTGAAATCACCTGTTCCATTATCTGTTATTGATGAAACATTAAATGAATTTTGGATTGTTGATGTTCCTGCAAATAACACAAAAGCTTTTACAAGTTGCCCTTTTTCAGTACCACCAGAATCTTGAAAAGCTGGTGGAATATTTGATGTAATGCTTTTAATTGTGCCGACTGCTAATGTACTCATGGTTTTGGATTTGCGTCTTTAACGGCTTTAATGTGGGTTGCCCACGTTCCAGTTGTATCTAGTTTACCTGCAATCATATCAGCGTACAACATATCTAATTGATTTCCAAAAGTATCATACGTTGTAGAACCATCAGTTGTTCTGTCTGTTTGATATTTTATAGCAGCGGCTTCATTGTTTAATGTGGTTCTTGCAGCATCTATTTTACTTTGATCTAAGCTTACAGAATTACCGCTTGAATCAAAAGCACCAGCAGAATCATCAATAGAAACTACAGTTCCAGCGTATGCTTTATAAATTGCTTCGTGATCTAAACTCATAATCAGTTTTTAATTCGATTATACATGGAAGTAATTATGCTGACACCTCCATTGCTGTAAAAGTAGATGCAGTATTACCATGATCGGTGTCACCACTATTTGCATCTCTATTTAAAACTGCAATATTGCTACCGTCTTGTACCGCCCATTGAATTTGGTAAGTGACAGCACTGGTTGTTGCTGGAGCATCTAAAAACATTAAAGGAGTAGATTGTTGCATTACATCAACATTTGTTGGAGACATACGAGTTGCATTTGCCGCTTCAAACCCTGTTGCTGAATCACCAATGTAGTTAGAACAATTACCTCCAGTAATTTTTAAATAAATTCTAAATCTTGCATCATTCATTCCAAGATTTAAATATCCACATAGATAAATTTTGCTTGAGTTTGTTGATGGTGTAATTGTTACAGCCATGCCACTAATATCTGCATAAGATGTACTAGATGAGGAAGCTGTATCTGTTTTAGTTGTTGAGACAACTTGAATAATCCCACCACCACTAGCACCACTTGGCAGACCACCAACAGGAACGATTGAATTGACTTTAAGTTGGCTCATAGCTTCATATTCTTAAATTTATTATAAACACTTTTATACTACAGTCCATGTTTCTCCAGAACCAACTGTAACGGTGACTCCGCTTTGAATAGCTATAGGTCCAAAACTTCCAGCATTTTTACCGTTTGTAATCGTGTAATTCTGTGTAACAGTCTGATCATTTTCCCAAAAAATATTATCAGTTCCACCACCAACTGCTCCGCCTCCAGCAGCAGCCCAACTTAACGTACCAGAAGCATCAGATACAAGAGCATAACCAGAAACAGCAGCGTCTTCAGAAGGTAATGTCCATAAAACATTGGATGAAACTGTGGCTGGTGACTGAAACCCTACATAATTACTACTATCGGCATCCGCAAAACGTAAATCGCTCTGAGCCTGAAGTGTTAATCCATTTCCATCCATTATCAATCGTTCTGTACCACTGGCAGAAAATCCCATTACGTTGGCAGATTTCCTAAATAAACCTAAATCTGTATCTGTATCAAAACTCAATGCAGGAGCAGCAGCCGTACCAGCGTCATCAGCAAGTAAAGCACCTGTCATCGTACCACCTGCAACAGGAAGTAATCCTAAATTAGCTTGATCTATATTTCCTATATCAGTAAAACCATTATTAGAGCTATTTCTTACTTTTAAAATATCTGTAGTGGTATTCAAAAAAGTCATTCCAGCTACGCATTGACTTGATGCCATATCTGAGTCAGCACTTTCAGCATTTTGTCCTTGCAAAGCTTTAAAACACGCTTGTATATCCAGCCTCACAGCTTGACCAGAAGCATTATCTATAGTGAAATCTGATACAGACAGTCCCATAACTAATTACTTTTTCCCTCCATTCTACCCTCCTTTGCCAAAACCAACAGCACTGTAAGTAAATTGTCTAATTATACTAGCACCACTTGAGTTCTTAAAATGAACAGTAAATTGAGTTCCAGATATGCCACTTAATTCAAAAAAATCTCCTGTTGCCATGTTTTGAGGAGAAATATTAACAGAAGGTTTTGGAATACCTGTAATGCTAGACGTACCAACGAAAAATGGTGCTGCAAAAGTAACTGTTTTTGCTCCAGCACTTCCAGTTCCATCTCCTGCTGAATCAGAAAAAATTACAGCCGATTGTTCAGTTCTTGATGGCATCTCTGCTGAATAACCTAGTTGTTGCAACAACATATTTTGAGCAGGGTCACTGGTTTCTAGTGTCGCTTGAAATTGAAAACCTCTTCCTTTAAATGTTCCATTTGCAAAAGTATTAAAATCTATACTACTAAAATCTGAATTTGCATATGACGAACCACTTGGAGCAGTAGTTGTTGTTCTTACTGCCACTATAGCGTTTGCACTATCAGCAGCATCTCCATCCCAATCTTCAAAAGCATCAACTAATCCAACTCTGTCATCCCATAAAGCAGACGGGAAAAAACCAGCACCCTGAAAGTGTCTTTTTAATACAAGAGAAAAAGTGCCTTCTAGATCAAGAATATCTGCAAAAGTATATGTCCCTGTTGCTTTAGTAGCAGGACTTGTAATCGAAATATTACTTAAAATTAACCCACCCTTAGTTGAATCATATTGAGTATTGTTAAATAAACTACTTGTTGTGTTGTTGAAGGGAGGACTATCGTTATCTTCTCTATCAGTTTTAACAGTAATAGAATCAACAATATCAACAAGAGAAAGATTTACACTAGCTGCTGTAGTACTAAATCTTCCACCATCATCTTGAAATTTGAGAAGATAAGTACCAGCTAAAGCAGGAACAATTACTTCAGTAGCATTACCAGCTACAGCCTCTATAACATCTTGAGCAGATTGGAATGTAGCAGATACTCCAGTTTGATTTGTATGTCTTACATAAACACGACCACCATGAAGAACATCTACAGCAGTTGCTTGTGTAAATCTTAATCTTACAAACTGTTCATTAATAGGTTCAATAGTAAGTCCAGAAACATCTTCTGGTAATGCACTTTTACCAACCGCAGTAAATGTGGCTTCTGCTGGATTTGAAGATAATTTTAATCCTGCGTTGTAGGAAAATACTTGAATTGTGTAAGTTCCTTTTACAGTATCTAAAATCTCATAGTCGCTACTGAACACAACTTGAGAAAAGAAATTACCATTTTGTAATTTATAGGTAACAAGATATTGAGTTACCCCTTTTACTGGCTGCCAATCAATAATTAACTTACTTCTAGCAATGTTATTAATAACAACTGTTCTTTCTGAAACCGATAAGTTACTTGGAGAATCAGCAGGTGCATTTAACAAAGATACTGTCCTTGTTGCTAAAGGATCTCCATTCTCAATAAAAGCATACTTATTTTCTACATAAGACAAAGCAGAAATCACATAATTAATATCATCTTGCTCTTCAACTTGAATAACTCTAAATAACTGAGTCTGTAATGTAGTACTAGATATTAGATAAGGTGCATTTACATTTGGTGCAGAAGAAAAAGCAGAACTTACTGTTAAGACTGCTCCCGTAATATCAGATATAGTTCTTGATTCAACCGATCCATCAGACAGAATTACACTGATAGTTGGTGCATCATTTAATGCTGGTAAAGTTGTTTGAGCTTCTGCATCAATAGTGATAGCAGTGGTTGTTGCAGATACAACACGACCACCTCTTCTTGCTCCTGCTCTCACTGGATCGTTTATTTCAATAACAGAACCAGGTCTAACAACGATTCCTGCATCTATTGAAGTTGAAAATGTAACTGTTTCACTCTCATTCTGTTCAGCAAAAAGTATTGCACGACCCAATCTTGCAGCTTGGTTACGGGAGGTACAAGCAAATGCTTTGACCTGTTTTACTATTGTTCCAAGTTTTGATATTGCTGTCGCATCTTCTATCACTTCAAAGTCTACTTCTTTTGAATCCATGTTGAAGTAACTTACAGAAACAACGCTATGTCTAGTTTTTAAACTACTTCCTGAGTATGCAAATCCACCTTCGCCTACATTGGCTAAATTAAACAGATAACTTGCTGTTGTTGGTTTATCTTGGGATATAGTTACAGAACCAGCAGACCATATTGGCATACATCTCATAACACCACTTAAATCATTTATCGCTGCAAATGCTTCTTTTGGACTTTGAATATTTACATTGCAACTAAATCTTGCTTCTGTTCCACCATCACCGTCGTCTACTGCTGTATTAGCAAACTTACTGGCAGCTACAAAACTAAATAAATCTAAATTACTGTCAGTAACGTGATCTCCCAGACCATACCTAGTGTTTGTAAGTAGATCAAGTAAACACATCGCAGGGCAATTTGTGTAAACAGCAGCACCCATAACTCCATTAAATATGTAACCGTCTGGATAAACTATTCTGCCAGTTGCGTTATCAACAGTAGGAGTACCAGAACTAGATGCACCTGCTCCTGGTATTCGTACTTTAATACCTCTAATCCGATATTTTCTTGTAGGAATACGATTGAACTGTTTACTATCTAAACGAAGAGCAGTATAAGCACTATTAGCATATGTCGAATTGTTATCAATAACTTCTTGAAAACTTGTAAATTGAAAAGTATTTACTCTTGATGAGTCTGTACTGTCTGCTGTTATACGACTTACTCTTACATCTACTGGAAAAGCAATTCCAGCAGTTATTTTGTTACGATCTAAAGTAATTCTATGGTCTCTAGCATAAGCATCTGCTGTTCTTCCGCTAACTGAAAGTGAATCTGGTAATCCAGAAGGAACTGCAAAACCCCCAGATTGATATTGAACTTCTAGTTTGTATTCAACAGTATCTCCTCTAACATCTCCGTCATCTTCTAAAACTTGAATCTGAGGCCACGTTAAGGTAATAACTACAGCATCTACATCTGTATTTGTAATCTGTCTAGTTACCGCACCAGTTAAGCCAGCAATTTGAGCAGTCCATGTAATTTGATTATCAGTTATTGTCTGCCCGACTGTGGCAGAGGCAAAAGCAGAAGGCTCACTTGTACCACTTTGTCCTGCTACCGTACATTTAAAAACTATTCCAGTTGTCGCTTCGGTTGAAGTTACTATGTTTCCAACAGTATAACTTTTACTTGCTTCCCAAGCGGTAGCTGTGTCAGTGTTTTGAACATTCACTGCAACAGCAGTAGGTGATCTGCTTTCAGCAGGAATACCACTCATCGCAGCTTGATTTGACGTTCCAAATTCAGACTTAAAAGTTACATCTTTAAAATTAAAGTCACCATCACTAGGACTAGCACTTGTAGCACTTGAACGTAGTACTGGAGTATCGTCAAGAAAAACATCTTTTAAACTTGCATTAGTATAAGCAGTTGTACCTTTGGTAAGACCTTCTTTTGAAGCACTAGCAAACCCTTCAATTTCTCCTTCAGAAATTAAATCTTGAATAGTGGCAAAACTTCTACTATGTAAAGTATCAGGAGCACGATAAGGAGGTGGGGGTGGAGCAGGTGGGCCTCCAGATCCTCTAATAATTTTAGTTTCGTCTGTCATGCTTCTACCTGATTAGTGTCAATCGCTGCACTTATTACAACACTTCCTGTAATTATTTCACCATATACTATTGGAACGGGAGTACCTGCTCTTGATGTGTTCTGCACTCCACTAAAGTTAAATGATAATTGTGGGTCTTCTTCTGAATTAAATTTTTGAGGCTCTGGCAATGGAAAAAGCATTTCACTTACACCCATTATTGTTAGACCTACTCCTAAATTCATCGCCATACTTCCTAAAACAGCACCGAACTTACCTCCTGCAAAAGCTAGACCTTCTCCTCCAAACATTTTTAAAGCACCAAATCCTCCCCCTGCCATTACTGCTCCTGTTATTAAAAGTGCCCCTAATAATATTTTTCCAAAACCACCTCTACCAGCACCAGCTATCACAGGAACAAAATGAATATCTTGCTGACCAACAGGGTAGCTTAATTCATCTGTGCCTATATCATCATCTCCTACTTTTACCTGATAATATTTTGGACTCATATAGGCTTCTAATCCTTCAAAATTATGGATTAAAAAACTAACAGCTTGAGCCACATTATCGACTTTTACCTCGAACTCTTTATGTCCGACAAACTCTGCTAATTGTCCATACAGCTTTACTTTACGAAGCATAGCGATACCTCTTTCCTGTACATTTTAACAGCCATTCAGAGTAAGGCTCTCTACAAGATAGTCTATCGGTTAAATGATGAATAACATCTCCTT